GTGTACGCCACGGGGCCGCTGACGGTCTGACTGCCGTCCGGGCCGGTGATCGGGTTGATCAGCAGGTAAGGGTAGTCCTTGAGGTTGTCCTCTGCCCACATGACCTGGTGGCCAGCGACCTGCTCAGGCGTGAGGATGGGCTTCTCGACGCTGGACAGGGCGCTGATCTCGCCCAGCTTGGACAGCTGCATGTTCTTCAGACGCTGCGCGTCCTTGGCAAGGCGCACGTGGCCCATGCAGCGCTCGACGTTGTCCACGAACCAGCGCTTGCCATAGACCGGGATGATCGGGATGCACTTGCCTGCGATGTAGCCAGCGTCCTCAAGGATGCGGCCACCGGACATGATGTACTTGTGCACCTTGCGCGACTTGATCTTGCGCTGGCGCACCTCTTGGCTGCCAATGGCGGCCAGGGTGTTCTCCAGCTCTGGATCATCCTCGAAGTCCTTGGCGCGGTAGCGTTCCTCGGTGCCGTCGATATTGCGGAAGATGCGGATGGTCTCGGTGACGTCCTCGACCTTGTAGTATTCCGCGATGTAGACCACATCGGGTGTGCACCAGTCGAACTCGTACTGGTGGATGATCTTGGGCCAGCTGGTCGGGTCGTCGTTCCACTCTTCCTTGTAGGACTCATAGGTCATCGAGTAGATGACGTAGCAGAAACGGGCGTCGGCCTTGTCCTGGCGCTTGGCGTTCAGGTCAAAGAATACGGAGCTGTCAGCGTCAAAAATCGGCTCGATCTGGATGCGCTGGCGCTCGTTGTCCTCGTCCTCGTCGTCCTCGTAGGAGGTGCGCAGACGCCAGGCACCAAAGCCACCGCCCACAGCTTCCTCGAAGGCGTTGTCGTAGGCTTCATCGGCCACGCTGTCCTGCTCATCGGCGCGGTACAGGCCATCACAGGTCTCGGCCAGCTTGTCGGACTTGCTGCCATCCTTGGCCACGTAGTCCACGGTGATGCGGTTGTTGCGGTATTCGTTGATGATTCGAATGACCGACAGCATGATCTTGTTGACCTCGAACTTCGGCTTGTTCTCGTAGATGTCCCACAGTGGGCCTTCCCACTGCGCACCGGACAAGCTGTAGAAGCGTCGGTCTTGAAGGCATTGCAGCCTTTCGTCCCGCAGCGCTGACTGAACGTTGTCGAACTGCGCGAGCGCTTCGGCGTGTACGTTAGCCAGTCGCTGATCTCGTGAAATGCGTGCCATATTTTTGCCCTCGTTTCAAGTATTTTCTCACCATTTGTTCACAGTAGGCAATGGTTTGACCGTTGCCGTCCGGTTGGCCGGGAGACGCTGCACCAGGTTGATGGCGTCGAACATCGGGTCGAGCTGGTCATCATGAGCGCCTGCCGGGAAAGCTGCAACCTCGCTCAGGAAGTCGGAAAGCCATGGCGCGTCCTGCGGCAACACCACGTTGCCCGAGGCGATGAACGGGGCCGCGTCGTAGCCTCGACTGATCTTGTCTTTGCTGCGTTGCACGGCCACCACAGGGACGCCCTCGCGCCGCAGGGTCTGGATCAGGCCAGTGCCGGACACCTTGTCCTCCACGTACATACCGCGCAGGGCAGAACCTTGGGCCACCGGGCGCATGTCGTTCAGGTGCTTAAGCCAGAAGGCCCTGGCGTTGATCAGCAGCTCGGGAGCCTCCCACTTGCCGCGCACTTGGTCGATCTTGACGGCCTGGCCAACGGTCGAACGCGCCCAGCACTGCAGCACCGACCAGTCATTGTGGTCGGCGGTCTTTTGGGCCGTGTCCACGGTGATGAAGCGGAACTCGAGCTGCGGGACGCTGGCCCAATACTTGAACCACTCGGTGTTGATGATGCCGCCACCACGGGGCGCAGGCCGCTGCTGGAGCTGTCCGGCCGTGCCGTAGGGGCCGAGGGTTTTCTCCAGCTCGGACACTTGGGCTTCACCAAAGCGCTCGGGGAACATCAGCTCACCTTCCTCGGTGCGCGGGTCTGTCCAGCCGATGCTGGTGGTACAGCGGAAGGCAGGCTCAAAGCGCATCGGGATGCACAGGTGCACGTAAGGCAGGCCCATGTCCTTGATGACGCCGGAAATGTCCTTCTCGTTCAGGCGCTGCATGATGACCACGATGGCCGACTTTTCGGAGTTGACGCGGGTCGGCAGCGTCTCGGTGAAGGCAATCTTGGCCGCCTCCAGCTTGGCCTGGCTGTTGGCGTTGTCGGCGCTGATCGGGTCGTCCAGGATAACCCTGTCGCCTCGCACGCCGGTCATGCTGGTGAAGGCACGGGCCTGCCGGATGCCCTTTTTGGTGTTGCCGAACTCGCGCTTGCCATCCAAATCGGCCAGCAGCTCGATGGGCCAGAGCTTCTGATACCACTCGGACTTGATCAGGTCGCGGCATCGTCGGCTGTCTCGGATGGCCAGCTGCTCTTCGTGGGCCGTGCCGACAAAGCGCATCTCGGGCAGGTTCCTCGGCCCCCACTCCCAGGCTGGCCAGATCACGCCGGTCAGCAGGGACTTCATGGAGCCGGGTGGCACGTTCATCAGCAGGCGGTTGATGTCGCCCTTGGTCACGGCCTCCAGGTGCAGGCAGATGGCGTCGAGCGCCCATCCCCACTTCAGCTCGGCAGCCGGTTCAAGCACGCGCCAGGCACGCTTGGCAAACTCGGCCAGCGACCTGCGACAAAGTTCGCGCTCGACGGCCAGCAGGTCAGCTTCGGTCAGTAACATCGTCTTTGGCCGCGATGATCTGCGCCAGCACGTCTGTGGATAACTTCGAGGCGTCAATGGTCTGCACTTGCAGCGGGTTTTCCTTGTCGCCTGCCAACTCCAGCCGGTCGCCGTACTTTTTCGGGGCCAGCTTGGAAAGCAGCCACTTTCGGCTGTCCACTTGCAATTTGCGCTGCTGAATGGCCTGCCAGTCGCGCTTTCCGTCACCAGTCTCAGGGACATCGCTGTCGGCCAGCTCCAGCACCTCATTCGCCATGCGCTCGATCAGATCTTCCCTCGCGTGCGCGTACCTCTCCGCAAGTTTCGCGTCAGCATCCACCCATCGGTTGAAAGTGCTTTGTGGAACTCCTGCGGCTTGGCAAGCCTTGAAAGCGCTCAGGCCGTCTCTCATGCCTTGCAGGACGGCTTGACAGATGGCTTCTTTGTCTCGCTCTGGCTTTGTTGGCTTTTCAGGCTTTGCCGCCTTCTTTGTGGCCATCAGAAGCCGCCGTTTCGAGTGGTTGTGCAGGTGACGCTGCCATCCCAGTTTTTGACGCATCGAGTGGTCGTTTGTGCTTGAACTGCGAAAGACAGCAGCAGGGCTGCGATTGTGAATAGGGTTTTCACGGGGTACTCCTTTTGGTGATGGTTTGATTCTACGTTATTGCAATATTTTGTTGCAAATCAACCTCGTTCAGTTTCAATCAAAACTCCACTGTGAATGGCAGTCATGAAATGTTTTCCGCCAAATGTTTTATGCAGAGCATCGGCAAACACCTCATGAAAGCCACTTCCAAAACCAGAAACAACCTCCATGATGCGCTCTGCCTCAATCATTTTTGATGACTCGATCATCAGCGAATACTCTATTGAATCCCCGTTTACAGGGCAAACGGCATTGAATTTGACTTTGTAGCGATTCACAGCAGACTTCCTTGCTCGACTTGATGGAATCCCCAGACTGCTGGGGCATTGTGCGATTCAATGCGATCACGCATGACCTGGGCACGCATTTCTTTTGTAGATGGCAAATAGTTCCCAATGCGCCAATTCTTGTCAATTCCAACATTCCTTCCGATGTTGGTGCTATCAGCTGACGCAAAAGGCAATTTTGTAAATACCTCAGGGTCAAGCATTCGCAATCCATGCAATTTGCAGCTCGGCCTTCCCATGTCATCACAGATCACGCGCATGGCCTGGCCCATACGTGACCACCAGGCAGTTGTTCCAACAGTTGAAAATTCTCCTGAACTTCCAAAACACACGCGCACATAGGTGTTGGCCAATTGCTCCAAGCGCTCAAGTGATTCGTGCAGATGCCAGACTGGAGCGCCAAACCATTTTGGCAGAGGGCAATCCATCAATAAAGCATCGTTGTCTGCTTCAGTTCCATCAATCACATCAGGAATCACAGCAAAGTCACAAGAGGGGACTTTTTTGGCGTTAAGCGCCCAGTCATAAAAACCAGTCCAGTCTTTTACTGGTTTTCCAGATTTCCATGCAGAAAAAGCGCCATTGTCAATAGCAAATGATTGGCAAAGCTCAATCGCAATGCTGAGTTGATCTGGGTGCGCATAAGAGACAAAAGCATGACCTGCATCAATTGCTTTTGCTGCCACAGTGGCTGGAGTAATTGGAAGTCCATGATAGTGAATCATTGCAGTGGCCTTTCGATGTGAATTTGAACGAAGCCGCCGATGCCTTCGCCCTTCTTGATTGTGAGCGTCCAGTGTTTGTCGTCCACCTTGAGAACATCGGCCAGGCCATCAAGGCCGGACTTGATGCGTGCCAAGGCATTGTCTAGATCAAAGGCGCGCCGGGTTGGCGGTACAAAGGTGATGGTCAGGTGCAGGCCGTTGGCTTGCATGGGCCTGACGCCTTGCGCGATAGCCTGCCAAGCGCAGGTCTCGCGGTAGACTTTTTTGAGCTTGGCCAGCTTTGCCCAGTGGTTTCTGGCGTTGGGGCTGAGGCCGGTGGGTGGCCAGGGCAGCATGATTTTCACGTGAGGCGCTCCAGTGTTTCGGCCAGCAGGTCGGCCTCGGTGAATCCGTAGTGCTTGGCAAAGCCCTTGGTGCCCAGGCCGTGCACGCCGGTGTTGCCTCGGTGGTGTTCCGGGCACAGCGGGATGACGTCCATGTGCTTGGCACGCTGTCCCATGCCGGTGCCGTGCCTGGGATGGTGCAGCTCGGCCGGGGTCGCGCCGTAGCCGAGGCGGTGGCACACAGCGCAGCCCAGCTCGGCCACGCGGCTCATGTGCTTGCGTTCTGCGATTGTGGTCATTTCGCCTCTATCTTGTAATCGTGGAACACGGTGCCCAGGCTGGCATCTCCAACCTTGCAAGCCTTGACCCAGACGTTTTTTCCGCTGGCCAGCCTGCGAATGTGGCCGCGACGGTCGTGCAGCCTGGGGGATGCGTGTGTGCCGCCTTTCGATTCGCCTCTGGCGGTCTTTGGGCCGATCTTGACGGTGCGCCAGTCGTAGGTCGGCGTTTTACCTGCAGCGATTTTGCGCCTGTTCGTGAAGGTGTTGGTTATCACGGGCTGATAACACTCGCAGCCGGTGTCCATGCTTTCCAGCCACTTGGACATGGTGGCCAGCATGATCTCGGCCACATCTCTTGGCAGGTCTTGGCCTTCATCGACGGGGCCATACTTGATCTGGCCATCCACGATGGCGTAAACCATCGGCGGGAAGGTGGTGTATTTGCCAGGCTGTCCCTTGCTCAAGTCGAGCACGATGCCTTCCTCTGGATCGTCTCCAGCAGCCAGCATCATCATCTCGTAACGCTCATGGCTTGAGGTTTGGCCAGCCCAGAGCACCAGGCTTTTTTCGAACGGTGGCCGGTGGGTAGTCAGGTTGTCGATCTTGATGCCGGTGGACAGGTCAGCGCCAGAAATGTCAAACCACTGCATTTCGGTCGGGTCAAAGCCGGATGCAATGACCGACTTCATGATGGAGCGAACGTGGGCTGTTGTCATAGTCTCTCCGTGTGGTTGGTGATGTAGTGGTGCTTCAGCATCTCAATCGAGCCGATCACCTCGTAGACGTTTGAATGGTCACCCAGCACGCAGGACATTCGCAAACCATCAGCCAGGAAGCCTGCGGCAAAGAATGACTGCAATCGGCCAGATTCAGCGTCGGCCAGAATGTCTTTGAGCGCAGCGACCAAGGCAGCATTCGGCTTGTTGGTTGGCACGGACGCACCGCGCAATGGCGTGATGTTGCTCATGTGATCTCTCCAGTCTCTGGGTCAACGTACTCAGGTGCGGTGAAGCGCACGCCCTGCTGCGCACCAAAAGCCTCGATCAATTCCTGCAGCTCGCTCATCTCGGGCTTGGTCATCTTGCTGGTGGACTTTCCGAGCACCACAAAGCCGCCATCGATGCCAGGCACAACGTCCTGCTTGGTCATCGAGGCGGTCATCACGTGCTTCCATTCCTCGGCGCTCAGCTTGCGGCCGTACCAGTCGACCTGCTTGGCCACGTCGGTCAACATCGCCCACAAACGCGCATTTTGTGCGAGCGTGCGGGTTTCCGGCTTGATCTCCACCACCATACGGTGGCCAGCCATCAGCAGGGACTTGAGCAGCGGCCAAAGCTGCAGGGTGATGATTTTGTGGGCCTGCACCGGCTCCCACAGCGTGAATCGTTGGCGTTCGGTCATGTCATGCACTCCCGGACTGCGATCCAGCACTCGTCGAGGCTGAGGGGAGTTTCGTCAATGCCTGGCGGACGGATTCCAAGATGCGCTCCCGGCCAGGGTTCTGCGGGAATCTCTCGATGGCCGCCAGCATCCCGGCTGCCGCCTGTTTGTTTGGTCGGGTGCTCAGCACCAGCCGGGTGCAGCACGACAGGCATCCAAAGTGATACTGGCCGGACAGCGGGTTCATGGCGTGGGCTTGGCAGGCTGTGCATGTCATTCGCCCTCCTGGATTCTGAGCGCCTTGCGTGCGCACTCGATGCTGCCCAGGCTCACACGGTCGCCAGCTGCCTGTCTGGCCAGCAGCTTGCGTGCCCAGTCCTTGCCATCGTTCATGGCCTGGAATTCGATCGGGCCGATCGGCTTGGCTTCTGGCGGTGGCAGTCTGCGCGGCTGGTCGTCGGTGAATGTCTTGCGCGGCATCACAGCCCGGCAGATCGCCTCGAACTGCGGCAGGTTTGGTGGGAAGTCCGGGCACTCGTCGGCCAGGCGCTTGGCGGCCGTCTCGATGGTATCCGGTGAATACTTGGCCAGGGCTGATTCCCAGACCAGCATTGCAGCCCGGATGCCCTTGTCCTTGCCGTTGGCGTCGCGCTCGCCTGTGGAAAACTTGGTGGTGAACAGGCTGCCGTAAGACCCGTGCAAGATCAGAAACAGCTTGCGGATCGTCGGGTTGTCGCCTTTGGGTGCGGGTTGTTGGCCAGCGTGCTGGATGGCCTGCTGTGCAAGTGTGGCGAGGTTATTCATTGTCGAACACCCCATCAAAGATCGCCCGAGCCGCTGCAGCGTGCTTGTGCTCAGTGCGGCCAGCCGTCCGGGCTTGGTTCTGCCTTCTCACCCAGTTGCGCCAGGTGGCGTCCCAGTCGGTCTTGACGCCCTTCTGGCCAGGCTGTGCGATCCAGTAGTCCCTGAACTCGTCGAACACCTGCCGGGGCACAAGGTCTGGCCGTTCCTGTTTGCAAAACTCAGACCAGTCGACAGGAAGCATGCAGTCTGCTGGCAGGCGCGTGCCGCGCTGCATCTTCTTTACTGGTTCTTGGTTTATGGTTATTGGTTCTTGGTTAGGTGGCGCTTCGTCTACGACTGGTGCACGCTTCGTGCTTTTTTCTCTACGCTTCGTTTCACGATCCAAGGCAATCTGTTTGTTCTTGTCGGCCTTGGCGTGGTAGTCCAGCAGCTCGGCAAGTATGCGCTCCTGCACGTACTGGCCATCCTCGTCGAGCCTGAAAAACCGGCTCAGCACGAACTTGACCGCCTCGATCTCGGCCTCGGTGCTGGCCCAAGTCCATTCGATGGCTTCTTCAAGCGTGGGGAACTTCTCACGGTCGTAGCACGAATCGATCAGAAGCGTGTACGCACCGTGCTGCAACATGGACAGCCGTCCGCATTTTTTGGCGTAGTCGCCTAGGTTTCTTTTGTAATAGTGCATCGCACTTCCTCGCAAACCCTCCTGAAAGAAGACTGACGGCAGGCGGGAGGTTCGCTTTTCGGGTGGGTAGCTACTCCCACCCTAGCCGGGTCTTGCATCACTCTACCTCAGACCAAAAGGCCATTCAAGGATTTTCTGAAGCCAGGGCCGAACTTCTTGTCCAGCACCGGCCGCCATTTGTGCGCCACGCCATTGCGCGTCCAAGCCTCTACAGCCTGGCCACTGGTGGCTCCCAAGGCCTGCGCCACTGCCTTGTAGGAGCCGAGGCTCTCACGGGCAAAGGCCAGAACCTGTGCGAAATATTGGTCGTCTTTCTTCATGCCTCAAACTTTACCACGATTTTGCATGATTTGTGCAAAAATATTTTTTGCCACTTGCACAAAATCCTCTTGCACTATGCTATGATTCGTTTCACCAACAACCAACCACGAAAGGCGAACACGATGGATTACCTTCACCCAGTCATGCAAGAGGCCCTGCGCGGCTTCGCACCACCCCCACAAGAAGACCTGGAAAACGACCAGGATCGTTTCGAGCACGAAGTCCAATCGCAACAGGAGACACAGCAATGAGCACCGAAAAGCAAAACGTCTATCAACTGATTTCCGCAGTGGCTGGCGAACTGGCCCATGCAGGCATCGGCAAGAATCAACGCAACTCACAGGGCGTTGGTTACAACTTCCGAGGCATCGACGATGTTTACAACGCCATTGGCCCATTGCTGGCCAAGCATGGGTTGAGCATCCTTCCGCGCACGCTTTCACGAGATTGCGTTGAACGGGTCAGCGGACAAGGCAAGGCCCTTTTTTACGTGACCGTCGATATGGAATTTGACTTTGTGAGCGCACACGATGGAAGCAAGCACACGGTCAAAATGTACGGTGAGGCCATGGACAGTGGCGACAAAGCCACCAACAAGGCCATGAGCGCGGCATACAAATACGCGATGTTCCAGGCTTTCTGCATCCCAACAGAAGGCGACAACGATGCAGATTCATCGACCCATCAGGTCGCCGCACGAAATATGGTGCCTGCAGGATATGAAGACTTCGAGGCCAACACACTGCCAGCCCTACGAGATGCCGCCATGCAGGGCAGCGAAGCCCTAGCCGCAGCCTTCCAGGCATTGCCCAAGTCGGCGCACAAGGCTGCCTTCTGGCAAGCCCAAGGCCCAGCACTCAAAAAGGCCGCCAAGACCGCAGACGAGGGGGCAGCATGAGAATCATCACTGCCGACCAAGGGACAGAGGAATGGAAGCAGGCGCGTGTCGGTGTGCCTTCCGGATCAAAGTTCAGCGACATCATGGCCAAAGGCACCGGGGCAACCCGCGCCACATACCTGACGGCTTTGGCCCTGGAGCGCATCACAGGGGTGCGTGAGGAGTTCAAGACCACGTTTGCCATGGAGCAGGGCACAGAGCGCGAGCCTTTGGCCAGATCAGCTTACGAGGCACACACAGGCAGCCTGGTCGAGGAAATTGGCTTCTGCATGCACGACACCATGCAGGTCGGTGTCAGCCCGGACGGTCTGGTCGGCAAAAACGGCATGACCGAATACAAGTGCCCGATGCCAAAGACCCACCTGGAGTATTTGCGCCTGGAGGCAGGCAAGTGCCCGACAGCCTACCGCTGGCAGGTGCAGGGCCAGCTGTGGATTGCAGAGCGCGAGTGGTGCGACTTCGTGTCCTACAACCCAGATTTTCCAGAAAACGCGCAGATGGTCATTCGCCGGGTGGTGCGTGACGACAAGGCTATCAAGGAACTGGAGACCGAGGTGGTGAAGTTCCTGGAAGACATCGAGCGCGAGGTTGAGTTCATCAAGTCTTACAAGGACGCATCATGAGCAACACAAACACAGGTGGGCCAGCTTTTCCATTGCACAACCATGGGGTGCAGACGCTTGGTCTGCACGTCACTGGAATGACACTGCGCGACTACTTTGCGGCCAAGGCGATGCAGGGGTTGCTTGCCGGTTCTCTGAAGTCATCAGAAACACAGTTGATTGCACGCGACTGCTATGCGATGGCAGACGCCATGCTGAAAGCGAGGGAAGCATGAACGGCCGAGACCTTCGAGACGCAGGCATCGCTCGTGTGTCCATTGGCCGCGAGGAATGGATCGCCAAGGCACGCAGCACAGCGGTGTCAATCGCGCAGCGTGCTGGCCAGGTGACCATCAACGACGTCCGGAAGTTCATCGAGCTGCCGGACGACTACCACCCATCAACATGGGGCGCGGTTCTGAGGGGTGACGCCTTCGAGCCGATTGGATACTGTCAAGCAACCCATGCATCGGCTCACGCTCGGGTCGTTCGCATTTACAAACTCAAGGAGCAATCATGAAGGCACACGGTATTTGTCGCGTCGGAAAAGACGCAGAGGTTCGTTTTACACCAGGCGGTGCAGCGGTGGCCAACGTCTCGCTGGCGTTCACCTATGGCAAGAAAGGCGACGACGGCAAGCGGCCAACGCAATGGGTCGACGCCTCGCTGTGGGGCCAACGGGTGGAATCGCTCGCGCCGTACCTGACCAAAGGCAAGCAGATCGTGGCCTACTTGGAGGATGTGCACATCCAGACCTACACCAAAGGCGACGGAACGCAGGCCAGCAAAATTGCCGCACGCATCGCAGACCTGGAGTTTGTGGCCGGTGGTGAGCAGGCAGAGAGCCAGCCAAAGCCGAAGCCACAGGCAGCGCCAGCGTCTGACTTTGACGACCTGGCCGACATTGAGTTTTAAGGAAGCAGCATGACCAGCAAGAACAAGACCCAATACGTGACAGTCCGCCTGCCGGACGACATCATGGCCAAGCTCAAGGCCGAGGCCGAGCGCAACACGCGCAGCCTGAGCGCCCAGGTGCTGCACTACATTCGGCTGGAGCTGGACAAGGTCAAAGCATGAAGAAGGAGACCAAGGTCAGCATTGAGCTGTGGATGCACAAGTGGCCGGTGTTCGCTGTTGGTTTTGCCCATGGCGAGTTCTTCCTGTCTTTGTGGATCGTTGACCTGCGCGTCTGGCGAGGTTACTGATGGACAAGCGCTACATCCTGATGGCCATGCTTCGGCCATCCACCATCCACCTGGCTGCCTGCCGTGCCCTGCGATGCGGGTCGCGGCCAGGCCTGTCAGTTTTCTTTGACCGGGTCGATAAGACCTTCAGCATTTTGGAGTTCAAACCATGACCGAAGACGAAATGAACCTGGACATGCTCGTTGCAGAGCTGGAGCAGGAAAACAGGCTTTTGAGGGCCAGAAACGAGCGCCTGATGGCAGAGGCCCAGGCCAGCAACTTTGAGCGCACAGCGGCCTGGCTGAAGGCCTGCGGCAAGGAGCAGCTGAACCCTTCGCATCTGTCCGTCCAGATCGGTGTGCACTTTGAGGAAATCGTCGAGCTGCTGGAGTGCATCGAGACCGACTGCGTGGAGGACAACGAATCGCTGTGGTGCATTGCCGATGACCTGCACTTGATCGCCACCAGCCTCAAGAAGGCCATCACCCAAGCATTCATCAAGACAGGCATGGAAGTGGACGCGCTGGACGCCTTATGCGACACCGAGGTGACCGGCAACGGCATCGCCTACCTTGCAGACTTCGACAAGAACGGAGCCGACAAAGAGGTGCTTGCCAGCAATGAGTCGAAGCTGGTCGACGGCAAGCCGGTGCTGCTGCCAGGCGGCAAGATCGGCAAGGGGCCGAACTACAAAGCGCCAGAGCTGGAGAAGTTCGTGTGAAGAAAAAGCGCCAGCCACGCCCGAAGCGGTACACCTTGCTCGACGAGATGACCGCGAGTCCGACCGAGCCTTTGCCACAGGCTTGGCGGACGCACCAGCTCACCAAGATGTACCAAGGACTGCACAACCTGGAGCAAGGCGAAAACCCGCAGCCAAACGACTGGCGGCTGGTGTCGGACGCCATCAACCTGGTGGAGACGCTGGTGCAGGAGATGAAGGTCTGCGAGGACGGCAGCGGCCTGCTCATGGACGCCATCACGGCCATGGCCAAGGCAGGCAGGCGCAGCAAGGCAGGGCAAAGCCTGCGCCTAGACGGTGAAGGCATCGTGGCAGTGCGCTCCATCCTGAGCGACTATGCGGAGCTGATCAATGTGCTGCCAGCCAGGGTGATGGTGCGCTGCCACCGGCTGACCGAAAAGCGGCTGCATGAAATCCTGGACGGCAAGCGTGGGCCGCACGACATTGAGCTGATGGATTAGTAGAAACCCCTATAAAATAATCTTGCATTACTTGTGGGCGTTCGTGGTAATATGTGGTCATCGTAACCAAGGAGAACAGCATGCAACTGAAACGCTACCAAGTAATTCTGGCCATCATCGGCCTGATCGCAGCCATGGGCTTTGTTGGCCAGTCAGACTTCGAGGACGAGCAAGCCCAGGCAGAGCAATACTGCGAGATGGTCAAGCTCTGGAAACAAACCAAGGGCCAGGCAGGTTGGCCAGCCTACAACGGTGAAGGGGTGTGCAAATGAAGACTGAGACCAGCATCCACCGGGTGGCCAAGATCGAGATTAGCGAGCGCCGGTTCCACGCCAGCTCGACAAGCCCATTCTGGTGCCGTAGCATCACAGTGACCGACGAAGATGGCCACAGCCACACGCTGGAGCTTTACAGCCACAGCGAAGACGAAGACACAGCATTGAAGGTGACCACATGACATACTTGGCCGAAATCGAAAGCACCGTCTCAGGAATCCCTTGCCTGATTGGCGTGACGGAGTTCAGCAGCGTGCGCGGCTCGTACTCGTACCACGCCGACAGCGACATGGACTATTACGGGTACACCGAGAGCGAGTGGGTGGTGCTTGACCGACGTGGCCGCCCTGCCGCCTGGCTGGAGCGCAAGCTCACCGACGCCGACCGCAGCCGCATCGAGCAGGAGGTCGCGGAGACCATGGCCGAGGACGCATACTGATGGACGCGCTCGAACATTACGACCAGCTTTATGGTGACCTGGGCCTGTCACCAAACGACGCAGCCAAGTGGGTGTTTATCTCCGGCTGGAACAGCGCCATGCAGGAGGCCATGAAGCGTGTGCAGGCCATGCCGTTTGGCAACGACACCAAGGCCAGCTTTGCCATTTACTTTCAGCAAATGATGAAGGTCGATGCCGACGAGATTAAGGCAGGCATGCAATGACCCACTGCGATGACTGCAAACGCGACAGGCTGCCAGATGGTGGCATCAGGCTGACGCCGACCAGGTGGGTGTGCGCAAGGTGCTGGACGCTGATTTTGCAAAGGCGCAGCAGGTAAAAAAACCAGCCCGAAGGCTGGTTAAGGTGGCCGAAGCCACTGGAGACAACTGCTATCGTTTCAATGCCGCGGCAATGGAGGGCGCGACCTTCTCGACGCTGCGGCCTACAACATACCCACCAAGGCCAAACTCGACGATGCTCCAGAGCTTTAGGTATTCGGCCTCTTGCAGACCGGGAGCAGCCCAGCCAAACCACCTGGCCACGATCAAGCCGACAAACACCAGCATGGTGAGTGGTCGCCAGTTGGCAGCAAGCCAGTGCGTGCTGGCTGCCTCGGTGTTGATGATCTTGGCCGCAGCCGATTCGATCTCGGCCTGGTGACTCAGCAGCTGGCGCATGGCCTCTGCCTCTGCCTTGACCTTTTCGGTCGGGTCAGGAAACAGGTTCCCAACGATCTGACCAATAATCGGGGCAAGTGCCGGGACGAGTGCTTGGATCATTGGTACTCCCAGATCACGTTGGACGGAAGGTTGTGGCCACCCAGGCCAAGGTGCACGAAGTTCTTGGCAATGCCGATGCGGTGGAATCCGTGCTTGAGCGCCAGGCGGATCAGGTCGAATCTGTCGCTGCCAGAGGTGCACGCAATGTCGCAGCACATGCCACGGGTATGCTCGCCATCAGATCGGCCTTTCCTGGCCTCCACGGGGTGCGTGGGGTGCCTGTAGCCGCTGGTGATGGTCATGGGCCGACCGTACTCGGTGCGCAGGGCCTGAAGGCGCTCCATGAAATCAGGGAGCATGCCATTCAGACCTGAATGCTTGCAGTCGAACTCGGTCTTGGTGAAGTTGGGGTAGTCCGACCAGTTCATGTCATCCGCCCTTCATGTGGCTGGCAACCCACGCCACAGCAGCGCCAACAGACGACGCAATGGTCATGCCCATCCAGAAGCCGCCGCGCCCTTTATTGGCCAGCGCAAGCAGCTCCTCGACGTTGCGTTCCATCTTGTCCACCTTCTTGTCCATGTCCTGGACTTTTTGCCAAAGCACGCCGTACTTGACCAGGTCGATCTCTCCATCCGCCATGACATCGGCCTCCAGCACTTAGATGCCCTGGCCGGGCGTGACATAGACGGTGGTGGCGCTAGAAGCCAGACCGCTAAAGAAGGTGTCTTTGTTGAAACGCAAGATCTCGACAGCGCCAGGCATTAGCACGATGGCGTCTGTTGGCGATCCAGCTGTTGGAGCCACGGAAGCGGCAGCAGCCAGCGCAGCAGTCGGGCCAGTGCCCAAGAACACGGTGTTCGGGCCTGCGTTTACAAAGCGATATTGGCCCGTGTTCTGTGGGTTGAACTTCTCGGCGACTGGGGCTTGCACGCCTGTTGGCGCAGTGCCTGCCGCAGCAACAGCAACTGTCTTACCAAGGGGGGTGAATGCAATTTGAGAATTGGTGGACATTTCAGACTCCTTGTGCAGCAATGGCTGCCTTGTATGCTGCAATCACGTCGGCAGTGTGGGTGGCCGCACAGATGGCCTGCACACGGGCGTCTTCTGTACTGTAATTATCGCCGGGGGCGACAACGTGGCGGTGGAACGTGCCACTGATCTGTTTGCCGTCTTCCATGATGGCGGTCTTGGTGCGAACTTGCACTGATCCGTTTTCAATCACTTCGATGCGGTCAACAATTTCAATTTTCTCAAGCATGATGCTCTCCTAGTCTGACCCAAGAATCCACTTGGGCTTTGGTTTAACAATCGGTTGCGCCAGCAAATTCTGGCAGGGTTTTCAGATGCGCATAGGCTTGAGCAATAAAATTGCCGCCATTCATATCTGGGGCAAAAGTGTGTTGTGTTGACATGAACTGAGTTTCAGCCGAGTCAACGTGATAACCGACCAAGCAAGTTGTTTGGGTCTTACTGCCAGAAACGCTGTGAACTTTGATATATGCGTCATTGACGGGAATGCCGCAAAAATTCCATGTTTTTTTGAGCGCCATAATGTTTCCTTAGTATGTGACGTTGTTGGATACGGTGCCTTCTCCAACAGCAATGCTGAAGCCGGATTGCGTGTTCACCGACAGGTTGTTGCAAAGAGAACTGGTTGTGGCGGCAGAGTTAAAGGCTGAAATGGCGTATTGCGCCCTTGCTGCACCTGCTCTTGAATCTGCCACATTGTTGCCGTTGCACAAATAACGCTGGTTAGAATCCAAGGAAATAACAGAGTCATTGCCAGCGCAGTCAATGAACTTGTTGCCTTGCACGTTGAGACGATTACCACGGTACAGACGCACAGCTTTCCCGGTGATGTTTGCAAACTCGTTGTTCATGACAGTTGCATCAATAAGGCTAGGAAAGTTGCCGTTGTTGACAAGGTGCACACCGAGATCGCAACCAGACACCACGTTGTTCTTGATGTAAATCTGCTGCATCTTGGTTGTTGCTGAACCCAAGTCGGTGTTCACAAATGCGCCGTATTTTCCACTGCTGTACGCCGTAACCCTATTGCCATCAATGATGGTGTTAAGGGTGATTGTTCCAGCCCCATTGGTGGGAAGCAAAATCACCGTTGCTGGCAGACCAGATGCTCTTGTGTCTTCAAAATTGTTGTTGTTGATGGACACGCCATTTGCGTTGGTGCGAATGATGTAACCAATGTCTCCGCAGTTTTCAAACACGTTGTCGCAAATGATTTTATTTGCGCCTTGAGTTGCGCTAAAAATAGCGGCACGGCCACCTCTAAACTGGTTGCCAGACATGACACAGTAAGCAAAATTAAAAAATTGAACTTGCACATCAATAAATTTGCAACCGCTTATAAGGCCGTTCTGTGAGCCATATGTTCCGCTTTCAAATACAACACTGTAATTACCAGAGCCACCCGGAGCGTTAAAAACGCAGTTGGTCATGGTGAAGTTAAATGTGGAGTTGACCTTAAAAATGGTCATCCCGTTTGGTACATTTTCGGCAGTGTTCTGCGTGAACGTGCAGTTTGTGATGATGACGTTCGTGTTGACGTAAGTGCTCGGCGCTGGCGAGGTGAACTGCATCTGCCCAGTTGACTCGGTAGGGTATTGTGCAATGTCGTAATCACCGTTTTCAAAAAATCGGCAATTGTCTACCAAAACATTTCTAATCCAGTTTGTTCCACCTGAATCTGGCTCAAAGTCAATACCCATCAAGCCGCAGTTTCTGATGTCGCAATCACGAATGGTGATGCCGTTGCCGCCGTTTGTTACAGCGATGCCGTTGCGCGTAAATCCGTCAATCTGGCATCCTTCGATCAGGATGTTGTTGACGATAGTTGGGTCATCGGTACGGATATAAATACCATCGGGGCCAAGGTTTTTGATGGAAATATCGTATCCGTTGTACAGATGACAATTACGAATAGTAACGTTGGTGGCCTTGTTGATGAATATGGAAAACTTGTGAGTCCCCACAGTGCCGGGAGCGTTGGCGTCAAACTGCAAGCCCTCAATGTGAACATTGTCCACGGCAGGGTCAAACACTCCAAGACACCAGTTGTAGTTACCAAGGCGTTTGATGATGGAGCCGGGTTCGCCCACAACCTTGACGTTTGATTTGAACTCGATAGACCCGCAAGCATAGATGCCCGCCGGGACAAAAATTGTCTTGCCTGAAACAGCCGCATCTGCGATTGCAGCGACAAATGCCGCCGTCATGTCTGTCGTGCCGGGAGTCGTGTTTGCCGCATAGTCCAGAATGTTGAGTTCTGAACCCGTGATCATCGAATAAGAAACTTTGGTCAAAGACATTTTTGCTCCTTATTCTTGATACGTTGCGGAAATGTAATAGGCCGAGCTGTTTGCAGGGTCACTTATAGAGGTTTGACCTCCACCACTTGAAGATTGAAGCAGGGTCATAGAAGTCACACCAGCGTTAACAATTACTTGTGGAATGCCGGTAAATGCAGCAGCATTTAAAGACAGCGATCCAACCGCACGACCAAAAGCTCCTGTGTTTTTTGGTGTGAATGGAAGTCCGGTAACTTGCACAAAACCCGATGCAGTGCCTTTGGAAAAAGTGTTAACCCGTAAATCAATCATCACATTTACGGTATTGCCGATCTTGGTGTAAAAACCTTTTTGAGACCCAGCAACATAAGTGATGGCAACGGTGCCGGGCGTGCTGTATGTCAAGACAGGGGTAAACGTGCCTTCTTCATAGTCATCCAACAACTCGCTGGTCATGCCTGGAGCAGATGGGTCGGCAGAAAAGTCGATGCCTTTTCCTGCTGTGGCAATGACAAGGTTGCCTGCGACGATAGTCTGGTCGCCTGTGCGTGTTGATGGAAATCCAACTGTTTTAAGCATTGCTTTCTCCTTAGATCAGGAACTCGATCACCGAGGTTAATGGGGGCGCTTCGGAAAATGTGACATTCCCACCGGCAAGGGTGTAGGTGTTTTGATTCTGGTACACGCCGTTGATGTAGATCAGGCTTGGCTTAAAAGCAACAGCGAAAACCGTTTGCGATCCAGTGCCTGTTGCATTGGCATACAAGTTACCAGCGGAGCCTGGAAAGGTATTTCCATTCAGTGATGTGTAGACCACGCTTCCCTTGGAGTCCAGCACCTGGATGCTGTAGTCGTCTGCAACGTAGAAACGCGCAGGCGTGCCGTTGCGTACTGGGTAGCCATTGAGTGTTCGGATGGGCTGTGGTGCCGCAATGGTCTGGGCGTCATCCCAATAGACTGCAATGGGGTTGACCTGGGGCGAGAGGTTGACAGCACCAATCCAGATGTAACCATTCTCCAACGGCTGGCCGTCAGCGCCAGCGAATGCCGGGTATGGTGGTTGAACTTCAATCGTGGACATTTACTGGTTCTCCTGGTCGAATTGCTCCTGGGCCTGCAGCGACTGGACAATAAACTTCTCACGCGCACTCATTTCGCGTGGGAGCTTCACCTCATCGGCAAACTTTTGGAAAGATTGTGACATCAAGACGGCCTTTACGGTAGCCTTTGACGGGTTGCTGTTGGTGGAAACTGCCTCAACAGCAAGGCGCTGGAACTCAGGCGAAGCGATCAGATCGTCTGCAGCCTTAAGCGCGTTTGTCTTGCCTTTGGTCAGTGCTGCGGTCAAGCCGGACGCAATGCCAGCACCAGGCAGACCAACAAGGCTTGTGGCAGCCTCGATTGGCACGCCAACTGCTGCACGCTTGGCCAGTCCGTAGATGTTGGACAGCATGTTATCAGCGCCCTGCAGCTCCTGCTGGACGGCTTGAATGCGGCCAGTGGTGATGCGCTCGCGGGTAGCTTTGCTCACGTTGCTGGACACACGGTACAGGTCGGACAGCTGCTTGCGTGCAGGCTGTGGCAGATTGGCCATCAGCGCAGCATAGGCCTGCTTGTTGGCCAGAAGGCCCTCGTACCACTTGGCATAGGTGTTGAAGTTCAGCGTGCCATTTTGGGTGGCTTTGCCAAATGCGGTGTTCAGCGATGAAGCCGTGACCGCCTGGCGCATGTTTTTTGGGATAGCAATCAGAATCTTGGCCAGCTTGTCTGCGTCGCCTTTTGACAGGGACATGGTGGCCGACTCCAGTTTGCTGACCAGGCTCTGATCGAGCTGACGGCCAAACAGGGAAGTCATGTCATCTTCAAAGCCCTTGCGCATTTGCACCAGGCTCTTGGCCAATCGGTAGCTTTCGCCTTGGCCAGCGGTCTGCGCCAGCGCAAACTGGTCGTCGTCGATCAGGCGATAAAGCTGCTTTGCAAGGCCGGTGTCAGCATCAGCAAACGGGCCAGCCTGGCGTGCAGCAGCGCCAACGTCGCGCCGGACGTCGTCGATCAGGGCATAGGTCGGGGCACGGGTTCCAATGACATTGCCTGCATCGTCTTTGATGGGCTTGGGCGTGAGCTTGCTGCGAACCATCTTTTCGAGTGAGGACAGGTTCTCAGCGCCATCCAGGTCGTCGGCACGCTTTTGCACAAAGTTCAGCACGTTGTCAGCCTGGCCACGGGTCTGCGATGGAATCTGCGTGCGCAGCGCCTTGTATGCGTCGTCGGCCTGGTTGGACAGATTGGTCACGGTCTGGTCGAGCTGCGTGCGCACGGACTGGTTGAGCCTGCTCAGGTCGGTGGTTCCACCAATCTCAGTGATCAGGTTGTCGGCACGCTGGCCAACTTGCTCCAGGCCTTTGATCTCTGATGCGCGAGCCTGGCTGCCTGGGATGGACTTCACCGCCTGGGCCAGCTCACGATAAGCCTGGTTTGAGGTCAGGTGATCGGGCTGCAAGTATTCGTCGATGCCAAGGCGTCGGGCAGCCTCCAGCACCTTTGGATCGGGTGCGGCTTGGCCAGCCAGCACGGATGTGGCACGGGTTGCGCCCATGCC